AGTCGCCTTTAGGTACGGCGTACCACGCAGATGAAAACTCCCCGCTATAACCTGGACCTGCTTCTACCAAGCCGTTCATTATTTGGACGCAGGTTGTTCTTGCTGCGCGAATTGTTACATCCTTTAGGTCTTTTACTAAGAATTTAAGATCTCTTGCCATTACTCTGGCCTCGCAATAATGTTGAAAAATATTGGTGCTGCTCCACGGTAGGTTTTGATTTCTATGACTCGTGCTTCACGGCTTATGCTGTTTTCTAAATATTGGATGCGGTCTCGTACTGATGGTTGGTACGCAGGTAATGATGCAGCAGCAATGTAAACTTTCAAATCTCCTACTTGGTATAAATTCTCGTTTTCTTGTTTGTGTACTACGGTTATAATTGCGTTTAATGTTACGTTGGTGTCAGTTACGGTTACTGCGCCGGTTGTAGTATTGTAGCTATCCGTTCCAGCTTTTATATAGGTGATGGGAATCCCCCACTTGTCAATCAAAGGACTTGGGATAGGACCGAACGTATCATCTATAGCGGCCATTAGTTTCTATAGGTAGGGATCTGACGCACGTTGGATGCGTTGCGTACCCAGCAACGCAAGTAGCTTTTTAGCCACGGCAACACATCTATAATATTATCCACTGACAAGACCTCATCTGTACCACGGTATTGCACCTTAAGATCCCCTAACTCTACTTTTTCGTACGCTCCAGGGCCTGTTGTGGAGCCGCGCATTAACGTTGGTGTCGTGATTAGTGCTTGTGCTGTTTCCGCAGTTGCTGCTTGGATATCAAGCGGAATGTAAGTTGCATCCGCTTCTACCCCATCACAACTAACATCCGTTCTCGGCCATTTCAATGCTTGCGTTGTGCTGGCGCGGTCACCGTAATATTCCAAACTTTCCAGCCAGCTCGTTGCTGTGATCAATGCTGCTGCTTTGTCGTCGGCAGTTGCTGCTGCCCAGTTTGCATTACCAAGACGATCGCCAAAATATACCGTCGCCGCAGCTACCGTGACATACGAGTTCGAGGTCGTCCCAGCTACAGTAGCGATCAACGTTGGCATGGCGACAGCGGTTTATGTTCTAGTTTAAGCCATGTGCTGCAAATAGCGAGCTGCCTTTAGCGGTAATTCCCTTTTTGTTGGGCGGCTTGTCTTGTCTTGAATGTTTGGGAACGACACATGGTAGATTTTGTGGCCGTCCATTGCTACATCTGCATCTACATCGTGGCGTTGTGACCACGGGGCATCTACCCACCAATGTGCAGTACCATCTGTAATGTAGAATCTTGCAATTTTCATGGCAATCAAAAAAGTTTCTGACACTCTTGAAGCTGATGTGGTTTTAGCTTGTCCACCGGTTCGTCCCATGCCTCGTAAGTGGGAAGATGTTATGCCCCAAATTCAAAAGCTTGTATCCCAGGGTATGTCATACCAGGAGGCTGGTGATACCCTTGAAGTTAGTTATGTCCTTGTTAATCAGTTGGCTCTCCAGTCGTATAAGTCTTCTGTTCATACAGAAGAACTGTTTGAAGTACAAGAAAAGCAACGCCTTGGTTTGGGATAAAAGAAAAGGGGCCGAGTTGGCCCCCTTCTTTACCTATACCCGTTAAGACAATCTATGCGTAAGCAGTGATGTCGAAAGGAGTATTAACCAACATGCGTACCAGTGGTACGTTTTTGGCGTTTGTATAGGCTAACGTCCAACTAGAGATATGGCCTAAGTTGCCAGAAGATGTTGCGTTGGTGGGGTTGTCAGTGCCCTGATTCCACTTGGTTCCTAATACGTGATAACCACAATGGTAATCAACAGCCATCACGTCCTGGAGGGACAAGATGTTGCGGTCGGTTGCAATGCGGAGATCCTGTTGGATACCCTCGGAAATAACGCCGCCCTTAAACAGGTAAACGGGATACTTAACAATGTGAGTGGCAGTACCACCGGTTAAACTGATGAGTTGGTCGTCGATTACAACACGCAGACCAGCAAACTGAGCTACGTCTTCAGCAGTTACACCAACTCCGCCACCGCCCCACACAATAGAACCTGCTGCGGCTAATGCAGAGGTGCTAAAGGTGAGCATCCCAACTTGCTGCAAGTAGGCAGCTACGTTGGAGTGCATTGCAATAACGTCAAGTTCAGAACCGCGCTCACCGAGCTTGGTTTTGGCTTTGATAACGTTTGCAGCGGTCAAGTAGTTGGCTTCAGTTACTGAACCAGGAACGCCTGCAAACGAAGCGTTTACAGTGTTAGCACCGAGTACACCGTCGGAAGCAATAGCGCCAAAAAGACCGCTTAGTTGTGCCAACAATGTGGTGGTCTTGAGCTTGTTGATCGCAGCAGTCAGCTGGTCACGAACATGAGCTAAAGGATCAGCGCCACTACCTAGTTTGCTGAGATCGTCTGCCGCGTAGCTAAAGCCCCGGTGCAGAATTGTCATAATTTGTTCATCGGCGGTAATACCACCAGGACTCATGTAACCGCCACTGCCCCAGGTGTTGTTTGACTGGATTACAACCTCGGTAGGTGAAATGCTGTCAAAAAATGGAACGCGAACACGAGTGCCGCCAGCGCGGGCGTCCAATGCAGCGTTACGTTGTACAACACCAGACTGAATCCACTTTGATTGCTCAAAAATGCCTTCAGATACGTAGCTCAGGAACTCGGGACGTGCAACTAAGTTGCTGAGAAAAGTTGTGCCAGAACCGTAGTTCTGTAAAACAGCAGTCATGTCTAATTACCAGGGGATTGGTGGATAGGTCGTTCCCCACAGGGGTGCCCCACAAGGGCTAGGAATTTGCTTCCGCTTTCAATAGTTTAGCCATATCTGGATTTTCGGACAGTAACCTTACCTGTTCCGTTATGTTCCAGCTCTCACGCCTAAACGGATTTGATGTTCCAGGTAATACGCTCGGGCGTGGTGCAGTTGTAGTGCCCATTCCTGCACGGTTTTGTGCCGCAAAATGGTGTTCGTATCCGCTGCCAGGATTACGTAGTCCTGCTACATACTCGCTTAAAGATACCTCTACGCCGCCTTTGATTGCTACTGGAACGCCTTCCTTAGATTGAATGTCGTCCTGTAACAGACGGTAAAGTTGATCTGGTGATAACGCTCCAGCGCTGGTTAGGTCTGTGATAGTGCGGGCTTTTAGTTGTTCGCGGCTGTAGTTAGTTTCGATCTCACTGATGCGTTGATCGCGGTCACGAAGCTGGTTTTGTAATTCGGCATTTGTTTTTTGTGCTTCTTCCCATAAGGTGCGAAATTCACCGGATTGTTCTAGTTGTTGGTGTTTAGCTTCCTTTTGGACAGTTTCAATCTCGTCTAACCTGCGTTGTAATGTTTCGCGGGCTTCCTTATCCCTGCGGCGTTCGCCTATTAGTTCCGTATTCTTCGATCGTAATGCTTCAATCTGCATTGCAAGATCAGACGATTCAGCCACGGGCTGCTCAATAGCGGTCTCCACTGGAGCCGTTTCGAGTTGTTGTTCAGGCACGGAAAATTAGGTCTCGGGACTTTCGTAGTTTAGCTCTTCTGTAGTAGAAACCCCGTTACCTGCAATACGCTCCAGCTCGTCTTCAATGTCTAGGTCGTCTGGTAAAATCTCGCCGCGTCGTAAAATCTCAAGTAGTGTCTCGTCGGATAACTTGCCTTTGGTGTTTAGATCTGTAATGGCTATTATATCCTGGCCGATCAAACGGTAGAAGTCAAAATCACGATCCAGGTAGATTTCGGGTGGTTCGATGCCTACATACTGGGATGCCATCTCAAATGCACGTTTTAAGCCAGAACATACCTCCATGCTTAGTACTGCTAACACTGAGTTAGATTGGGCCTGGTCTATGCGTTTTGAATCTGCTGATTCTGATACGAACTTTTGGCCGAATAGTTTTGTGATGCCTAACGTAGACATTTGTGTTTCGATTGCTTTTATCTCTTCTGCTTGCGCTGCAAAACTGCTGGCGTCCGATTGCACATAATATGCTTTGTTGCCTGGGGTCATTGATAATGCGTAGTTCACGCCTACTGATACTTCGTTTGTATCCATATCAAATCCTTCAAGGATTAAAATAGGCATCGCGGCGACATGTAGCGCGTGGATTAGGTCGGCTTGGCGTTGATAATGCGTAATATTTAGGTTTGCAATGTCTAAAAGTGGTGGTTGGGAACGCAGCATCCCCAGTCGGTTTGCATAAATTGGTACAACAGGGATTTCGGGTAGGGTAAACTTGCCCGACTCGTGCAAAATAAAGCTCTTCTGG